GAAGTTTATCGAGGCGCACAAGGACAAGTTCCGCACGCTGCTCCAAGTTTGGGGGGCGGATTTTCGGCGCGAGATATACAGCCCAGACTACTGGGTTGATGCGATGAGGGGAATCCTGCGCGGAGCGGGCGAGCACGTTGATCTACTGTTCATCACCGATTTGCGTTACGAAAATGAGGCTGAGTTTGTCCACGAGTCGGGCGGGTTCGTGGTGCGGGTGGAGCGGGAGGACACCGGCGACACCCACCCGAGCGAGACGGTGATGGACGGGTATGCCAGCTACGACCACACGCTGGACAACACCGGCAACCTTGAGCAGCTGGAAGCTGCTGTCGCCGAGATGATGGAAAAATTTCTGCCGTCGAGTGACGGAACAGAAGAAAACAAGAAAATAACAGTAATGAAAGGAGAAGAATAATTATGTTCATATCCAATGAGGTCGCGGAGAAACGCGAATACCAGAATCACCCCCAAGGCGGGGCGGAGGCCGTGTGCGTGGACGCGTTCACACGGGAAATAACCAAGGACGGCGAAACCAAGGACAAGTTGGTGCTTGTGTTCGAGACTGACAAGCTGATGGAAGCCAACGATGACGGGGTGCAGAAGAATTTCTGCGTCTGGGACTGGGCGAACATTCCTCAGTCGATCCTCAACGAGAACAGCTCGCTCCACAAGCGGCTCAAGATGTGGGGCGTGGGTTTCGGCGGCGGTTTTGATACGCTGGAGGACTTTGAGAAGGCGGTGCTGAACCGTCCGGCCACCCTCACCATCATTCACAATGCTGGTGAGAACGGTACGGTGTACGACAACATCGCAGCGTGCCTGCCGGTGGAGGGAGAGGGAATGAAACCCACTGGCGCGTACATTCGCCAGAAGGACAGAGCACCGTACTGATGTTCCTTGCGGCAACCACCGCTCCCAAACGGGAGCTAACCGGAGACGGCGGCCATTGGTACTACCCCGATGGTCGCCCACTCCACACCGTGCCGAAGAAGGATGGCAGCGGTGATCGGAACACCACGAAAGCGGACGCCAGAAAACTGGGGTTGTACCCCTCTGTCACCGCGATCACGAAGATCGTGGCCAATCCCTCGCTCGACCGGTGGAAGCAGAACCAGATGCTAAATGCCTGCGTCAACTGCCCCATTGAGAGTGGCGAGAAGGTGGAACATTACGAGGCCAAGATGCGCGAGTCAGCCCAGCGAAAGATGGTGGATGCCCGTGCGTTTGGCTCGTTGTTCCATTCAGCCATAGACGAGCTGAACACCACCGGTTATCTCGACGAGAGGTACGAGGAGGTGAGGCCGTTTGTGAAGCATTACCTCGAATGGTCGAGGGACAATCGGGTGTCCATTGTGGATACCGAGTTTGTGTGCGTGAATCAGCAGCTGGGTTACGCCGGTCAAGTTGACGGGCTGGCCATCGTGAATGGCAAGCTGACGCTCCTCGACTACAAGACCCAAGACGTGAAGAAGGACGCCAAGGGTCGCCACAAGCCCAACTTCTACAACAGCTGGGCGTGGCAGCTGGCTGCTTACGCCAAGGCCGACTGGCCCAACAAGCCGCCCCGTATCCAGCAAGTGATGAACGTGGTGCTCTGCTCGCAGGAGCCGTGCTACCCGATCACCAAAGTGTGGACACGGGAGGAGCTGCGGCAGTCGTGGAAGGTGTTCAAGGCGAGCTGCCACATTTGGCAGGCAACCGAGAAGTTTGATCCAGCGGCGAACGCCGTGCAACTGGCGGGTAATGGGAAAAGCATACGGGAAGGCTATTAAATGAAACAAACAATCGACATAGATAACTGGATTATTGAGGCAACGAGCGCATACAACGATGGGTACATTCGACAACATTACATAGATAAATTACGAGAACTTAAAGACCGACTTAACTCACTAGATTTTTTAAACGAAGACTATGTTGGCGAGAAATTTAGCAATGGGTAAGGCGCAGCGAGAAAAAGGCAAGCGAGGGGAGCGTTTGTGGCGCGATTTGTTGCGGGACTTCGGCTTCCACACGGCATACCGAACGCAACAGTTCAGCGGCAAATGCCCCGAGGGGTCTGCGGATGTTAACTGTCCGCAGCTCCCCTCCCTTCACTTTGAAGTTAAAAACGTCGAGAAGCTGTCAATCTGGCCCGCTATGACCCAAGCCTCGATTGATGCACCGGCTGGCAAAATACCCGTGGTGGCTCACACCAAGAACCTCCACGGGTTTCTTGTCACGTTGGCCGGTGAGGATTTTCTTAACCTCGTCCGGCGCAGCGATCTGGTGACAGAGGCCGAGCCGAGCCAACTGAAGCTGGAGCGGGAGGTGGTAAAGTGACAGTCGATATTCCAGATGAGCTGCTGGGCAGTCCCGACGTTTCGACAACCGCGAAACTGGTGGCCGGAATGCTGGCCGCCGAGCCGCTGCTCGCTGTCAAGTCGGTGGCAACGAGGCTTGGGCTGAGTCGCTCCGCTGTGTTCCGTGCGCTCGCCCAACTGAAGGGCAGCGGGATTGAAGTGTGTCGCGTTAACGCGACAGATGAGTCGCGTCAATGCGACTATAGTCGCGTTAACGCCACCCCACACCCTAGTAAGGTTGTATGTAAAGGTGGGGGTCAGTCTCCAGATTCACCTACCTCAACCCCAGATGATACCAAACCTCCGACGAAGGAGGAGGTGGGTTCCTATGCGGCAGGGAAGGGCCGCAGCGATTTGCTTGAGGATTTCTTTGACCGCTACGAGCGGGACGGCTGGATGGTGAAAGGCGAACCGATGACCAGCTGGCGAAGAATGTTTGACGGCTGGGCGCGGAAACGGCCCAAGCCGCAGCCCGCAGCCAAGCGAGTGCCGACGCTGGAGGAACATCTCTACGAGGTGGACAAGAGTTACTGATGAATTTGCTACTCACAATTTTTTTTATGACCACTACTCAAACAATACCAAACGACCGTGACGCCGAAATGGGACTGATCGGGGCTTGCCTAGCTGGCAAGTTTGACGATGCCCGTGCCGCTGGCGTGGGTGAGGAACACTTTTTTGATCTGCGCTGCGCCTCCCTGTGGCGACTGATGAACGTGTTGGACGCCGAGAAGACGCCGGTCAGCTGTGACACGATGATTCACAAGGCGAAGGTGTCATCCACCCTCACCGTCACTGACGTGCTGGACGCCGAGATGGCTTGCCCGTCACCAACCAACTGGACGTATTTCGCAGCAATCACCGACGAGAAACTCAAGGCGCGGCGGGTGATGGAGGTGGGACAGAAGTTGTCCGAGCAAGCGTGTCACGCGGATTCCGTGGAGCAGCTGGTGGCCAACGCCGAGAGCACAATCTTCGGCTTGAACGACAGCATTGCCTCGCAGAAGGACACACGGGGGGAGTCGTTCCAGCGGGTGGTTGAGCTATTGGAGGAGGCTCACAAGGGAGGGCGGGTCGGTGTTCCCACCGGCCTTGGCCCGCTGGACAGTATCCTCGGCGGGATGAGGGGCGGCCAGCTGATCACGCTGGCAGCTCGGCCAGCCGTGGGCAAGTCGGCGCTGGCCTGCAACATAGCCGAGAAGCTGGTGATGGACGGTGTGCCGGTGGGCTTCTTCTCCTTCGAGATGTCGGATGACGAGCTGAATATGCGAATGCTCTGCTCGCTCTCCGACACCAACCTCGTCGGCGACATTCTCAACGGCAACGTCACCGACAGGGACATTCGCCTCAAGATTATGGCCAAGGCCGCCGACGTTGCGCCGCGCCTTCGCCGTGCGCCGCTGCACATCAATGACAACGGCAACCTCACGGTGAACCAGATAGCCAGCCACGCCCGCAGGATGGTTCGCAGCCACGGCATTCAGCTGATCCTCGTGGATTATATGCAGCTGATCCAACCCTCGTCGGACGACCGCAAAGCCCAGCGCCACGTTCAAGTGGGCAACATTACCCGCAGCCTCAAGCAGCTGGCTATGGAGTTGAATCTGCCGGTGCTCGGTCTGGCCCAGCTGGGCAGGCAGACGATGGGCAAGCCGGTGCTGTCCGATCTCCGTGAGTCCGGCTCAATCGAGCAGGACAGTGACGTGGTGCTGTTCCTTTACGTTCAAGACCCCCGTATGCAAGACGGGCCGAAGATGGTGGTGAAGCTGGCGGTCGGCAAGAACCGAGCCGGTCGGCAGGGCGAGGTGGACTTGGTGTTCATCCGCAACAAGCTGCGGTTTGAATCAACATTTGGACACGAGCAATGGATCGACGCCAAGGCAAAGGAGTTGGCGGCGGCTTGACCCTTGAGGGTGTGCAGCTGTGGCGGCTGCTCAAGCGCCGGGGTGGATTTGTAACGCCTATGAAAATAGAAACAAAAACCGTGAGGATGGCGACACTTGAGGTGTCAATGGACGAACTGACAACCATCGCCGCCGGGGCCGAGGCTCTGATTCGGCAGCGGATGGACGAGAACGGGGGCAACACAGATCAAGTGCCGCCCCTGCTGCGCACCCTGTCGGCGGATATGAACGCCGCACTAAAGGAGAATCTCTAAATGAAACGAGTAGAACTGGGGCGGTTGTTCTTGGTGAGGAACAAGGAGAAAAACCCAGCAGCCAACAGTGATTATGTGTTCGTTTTGCTGGAGGGCGGCAAGGGGGTGAAGCCGTATCTGTTCACCGACACACAGATTCGCGTCGCACGGGAGCGGGCGGCCAAGAATCCAGAGGACTGCTTGAAGAGACGTAAAAAATTCTTGGGGATATTTTAACAGCAGCTGGGCATAGAGGCGGAGGACGACTCCGCACGGGCGGTTCGGTTATTCCGCAGAGTTGAACACCAGCTGTTGCCAATTTAGGCGGAACAAGCCCGCAATTCTGGGGGCCGCTGCCTTTCCCTCTTGAACTGGGCCACGGGACGAGAGGGGAGAACTTTAAAGGGAGCAAGGGGGAGCAAGGGTGAATGAAGGGGAGCGGGTTATATGCGAAACGAAGGCGCTCAACGATTTGGTTAGCGCGATTATTGTGCAGGCAGCCATCGACTACGTTGATGCCCACCGCAAGGGGTTGGTCAAGGCGGGTCGGGTGGTCGATGAGGACGCCCTGCGCCAGCTGTTACAGCGAAGCTACCCGTGCCGCACCCCCTTGCCCAAGTGGATGGAGCCGCCAGATGTTTACAGCTGCGTCTGGTTTCTGTTTGGCAGCAATTGCCTTGAGGACTTCGCGCCCACGGCGTGGACGATCAGCCCGAGTGCCATTCGCGCAGCTGTGGACAAGGCGGTGGTGGAGGGCGGAAAGTTAAATCATTTTTTCTACAATGACGAAAGCACTGATAACGGGAATTACTGGGCAGGATGGTAGCTGGCTCGCAGACCAGCTGCTTGAGAAGGGGTGGGAGGTTCACGGCGTGGTGCGCCGAGCCAGCTCACACAACACACACCGCATTGACCACATCTTTGACCGGATACGGCTGCACCGTGGTGACGTGGCTGACGCCAGCTCGATGATGCAGATCATCTCCGACGTGATGCCGGAAGTGGTGTTCAATCTGGCGGCAATGAGCCAAGTGCGCGACTCGTTCGAGACGCCGCTCTCAACGCACGACATCGTACACGGCGGTGCGGTGAATGTCTTTGAGGCGTGCGCCCGCGTGTGTCCCGAGGCGGTCATCTATCAAGCCAGCTCAAGTGAAATGTACGGCAACGTGGAGGCCACCAACGAGGACGGTGAGCGGCTGGTGTCGATGCCGATCAACGAGGACACGCCGATGCGCCCGTGCTCACCCTACGGCATTGCCAAGACCGCAGCGCATCACGCCGCCAATATGTACAGGGAAGCCTACGGGCTGTGCATCGTCTGCGGAATCCTGTTCAACCACGAGAGTGAGAGGCGGGGGCCGACGTTTGTCACCCAGAAGATTGCCAAGGCGGTTGCCGAGATAGCAGCTGGGAGGAGGGAGCCGCTGCTGTTGGGCAACCTCAGTGCCGAGCGGGACTGGGGGTATGCGCCGGAATATATGGAGGCAGCTGTGAGGATGGTGGAGAAGGGGAGGCCGAAGGATTACGTCATCGCCACCGGCTCAAGCTACACGGTTGAGCAATTCTTGCTCCAGTCATTCCGGTGCGCGGGCATCTGGGACAATGAGGTGGATAAATATGTTGAGGTTAGCCCGCGCCTCAAGCGCCCGTTCGAACTGAAGGTGCTGTTGGGGGATGCCTCCAAGGCGAAGGACGAGCTGGGCTGGAAGCCCAAGGTCACATTCACCCAGCTGGTGGAGAGAATGGTGAAGCACCAAATGGACAAACTGGGCGACGTTCGGTGAGCGTTTTGGGGGAAAAGAAGGACATCATTGTTGCTTTAGACGTGTGCTTTGAGTGCAACCACTCGGTAGCCGGTGAGGTGCAGCTACACCACGTTGTCCCACGCTCGCTGGGCGGCTCCCGTGTGATCCCCCTCTGCTCAATCTGCCACGGCAAGGTTCACGGGAAGGAACGAACCAACCAGATCAACATTTCTGAACTGACAAAAGCTGGGTTGGCGGCTGCTAAAGCACGCGGAGCGGTGGTCGGTAATCCTCGATGGGGAATTGCACTTGAGAAGGCCGCCGTCGCCCGAAGGGAGGCGTGCGAGCCGCTGTGGAGGGAGCAATTGAAAGAAGTGCGAAAAGTTAAAGCGGCTGGGGTGGTCACGCTTGCCGGAATCGCTCGCTGCCTTAACGCACGCGGAGCTCGAACGGCACGCGGTGGTGTGTGGACGGCGACTACGGTGAGGAATCTGTTAAATAAAATTGACAGGGAAGACGAGGATGGAGGCGACGAAATGACGCAGGATATGAAGACGTTTTTCAAGTTGGCGAACAATGCGTTTGGGACAGAGTGGATCAACAAGCAGCAGATTTATTCGTTGGTTGACCAAGAACAGGCCGACTTGTTTTCGTGGATGAACCTGAGTGAGCGAAGAGGACAGACGATGCTTGGGAAAGCACTAAGCCGATTCAATAAACGGGATTTGGGTGGGATTGTCCTAAAAATTATAGGCGGTAAGAACAGCCGCCAGTACCGGTTCTCACAGGTGGACGATCAAGAACCCACAACCGTTTCCAGCAGCGAGATAACATCGGGAAGAGTGTGAATGTTTTAGGAGAGACAACCTATATGGACGCCGACCTTGGGGG